CCCCTCAGAAAACAGGTTGGATGAAAAAATTATACGCCATAATTGACGCTGCTGCGTTGAATGTATGGAAAGCAAAAGATAAATAAGGAGGAATGAATGAAGAATTTAATTTCTATATCTTTATTAGGTCTTGTATTAACAGGTTGTTCTACAATCGAATCAACTATTGATGCTGGCAAAAATATTGCTGGTGCGATTGTTGATGATGTTGTGGACATAAGCAAAACTGCTATTTCGATACCAGTGGGCGCTATTGGTACTGTTATTGATAAGATTGAAGAAGAAACCGAAACAGAAACTGAATAGAATGATTTATGCCATTATCCAGATATACATTTCAGCCCGGAATTAATAGAGAAGGTACTTCTTATAGTAATGAGGGTGGATGGTATGAATGTGATAAAGTTAGATTTAGATCAGGAAGACCTGAAAAAATAGGTGGATGGGAAAAAAATATTTCTTCTACTTTTTTAGGATCTTGTAGAAGATTGAATCAATGGGTTGCTTTAGATGGAGATAAGTTTATTGGTTTAGGAACTCATTTAAAGTTATATATAAAACAAGGTAGTGCATTTAACGATGTTACACCCATTAGAGCCACAACAACGAATGGTATTCTATTTGCAGCCACTGACGAATCTTCTACTATAACAGCTACTGATGATGATCATGGTGCTTTGATTAATGATTTTGTTACTATAAGCGGAGCAGCTACTTTAGGTGGTGTAATTACTGCTGCTGTATTAAATCAAGAATATCAAATTACTGCAGTAACTACAGACACATACACTTTTACAGCCAAAGACACCGATGGCGATACAGTCACAGCTAATTCTAGTGATTCTGGAAATGGCGGTTCAGGTGTTGATGGTGCTTATCAAATTAATGTAGGTCTAGATGATTATGTTCAATCTACTGGTTGGGGTGCAGGATTATGGGGAATAGGCACTTTTGGTGGTGCAACAGCATTAACTGTAAATAATCAATTAAGATTATGGACTCTTGATAATTTTGGTGAAGATTTAGTTTCCAATCCAAGAGGAGGAGGTATTTTTTATTGGGATAAAAGTAATGATGTAACAACAAGAGCAGTTAACTTTACATCTTTATCTGGTGCTTCAGATGTACCAACACTTTGTAATCAAATTATAGTATCTCAGACTGATAGACATATTATATGTTTAGGTGCTAATACTATAGGAACTACAGTTCAAGATCCTATGTTAGTTAGATGGTCTAATCAAGAGGATGCTGCTGATTGGACACCTACAACTACAAATACTGCTGGAAGCTTAAGATTATCAGCAGGTTCAAAAATTCTTGGTGGACTAAGAACTAGACAAGAAATAGCTATATTTACTGATAATGCACTTTATAGTATGCAATTTATTGGACCACCTTTTACATTCGGTATTAATTTAATAGCTGAATCTGTCAGTATGGTTTCTCCACAAGCGGCTGTTAATGCAAATAATGCTATTTATTTTATGGATAAAGATAACTTTTATATTTATGAGGGTGGTATTCAAGTATTGCCTTGTACAGTTAGGGCTTATGTTTTTGATGACTTTAATGATTCTCAAATATATAAAGTCTTTGCTTCAAGAAATGCTAAATTTAATGAAGTTACTTGGTTTTATTGTTCTTCTTCGTCAGACGAAATAGATCGTTATGTTACATATAACTATTTAGACAAAGTTTGGAGTATTGGAACAATGGATAGAACAGCATGGATTGATATTGGTTCATGTGTTAGTAATCCTATAGCTACAGGTACAAACAATTATTTATATAATCAAGAAACAGGATCTAATGATGATGGAAGTGCTATGACTGCCTATGTAGAAAGTGCTGATTTTGATGCAGGTGATGGAAATCAATTTATGTTTATTAATAGACTAATTCCTGATGTTTTATTTTATGGCAGTTCTAGTGAGCCTAATGTAACTTATTCAATTAAAACAAGAAATTATCCTCTTGGAACTTTAACCACAGCAACTACAGCTTCAGTTGGATCAACTACAGGTGTTTCTGATATTAGAGCAAGAGCAAGACAAATGAGAGTTAGAATAGAAAGCACAGATACTGATAATCTTTGGAGACTAGGCGATACTAGATTTGATATTAAACAGGATGGAAGAAGATGAGTGATGGTTTTAATGTTAATTTGCCTTTAGAGTTACCTAAGACAGAGTATGATCAAAATTACTTTTTTAGATTAATAAATCAATTGCGCTTAAACTTTAGTCAATTTGATTCGCCTACTCAAATTAGATCAGTACAGCAAGCTTTTGATTGGTTTATATCGTAATGGCTAATAACTATGTAAATGTAATGACAACACTTTCAACTACTAATGCAACAAGTGTTTATACAGTGCCTAATGATAAAATTGCTATAGTTAAAACATTAAGTGCTTATAATGTAGATGCAAGTAGTGCTATGACATTAACAGTTCAGATGACAGATACTAGCGAAAGTGCTACAGTTACATGGGATATAGAGTCTATTGCTGCTACTACTCGTAAAGCTTTTTTAACTGCTGGAGAAGTTTTAGTACTAGATGAAGCAGATATAATAAAATTAACTGCAAGTACAGCTAACAAATTTAACATATTTATGAGCATATTAGAAACCGACTAGAGAGACTACACTATGAATAACAATAATCCTTTAAAAAACGCAGCCCAGCATTTAGCTTCTAAGGGCAGATATGGTGATAGCATGCTTGTCCATATGAATCCTATAGAAGTCGATATGCTTTCCTCCTTGTCTCCTACAGGACAATTAACAACTAATCCAGACACAGGACAAAAAGAAGCATTTTTACCATTACTTTTTTCTATGATTGCACCATCAGTATTAGGAAGTGCAGTTGCTAGTCCTTTAATTGCTTCTGCAATTGGTAGTGGACTTGGAACTATAGCTGAAGGTGGAAGCTTAAAAGAAGGCATTACAGCCGGTCTTATGGGTGGTTTAACAGGTGGTTTGATGAATAAGGCTATGCCTGAAATGGCTAATCTTTTTGGAGAAGGCGCTAAAGAAGGTGTTTCAGAATTAGCTGGCGGAGCAGTTGGAACAACTGCTGCTGATATTACACAAGCTACTGGCGGTCTTCCAACTCCTTTTGGTGGTGGAGTAAGTGATGCATTATCAGTTGTTCCTAGTGTTGCTCCTCCAGTTGTTGCTCCTCCTACTTTTGGATCAAAAATGATGGATTCATTAGGAAATCCTTTTAGTTCTGAAAACATAGGAGATACAGCCTCTTCTTTAGGTGCTGGTATGGTTGGAGAAATGTATGTTCCTTTTGATACTCCTGAAATGTTAGAAGAAGAAAGCGAATATCAATATGAAGGACCATATATGCCCACAGAACAAAGACGTGCTATTAATATGGGCGATCCATTTGCTTCTGCATTTGGTGGAGAACAAACTTTACTTGAAGGTGATGTTTTACCTCAAGGTTATAATATGCGTCCTGATGGCTATAGTTATGGCGGTCTTGTAAATCGTTTAAACAAAGGCGGAATAGTTGATACTCAACAGCAAATAGAATCTTTAGCTACAGAACAGAGAGTAAGAAGCGATATAAATAAAGAACAACAAAAACGTTTTAGGGATTTTCAACCTGAAGGTTCATTAAAGGGAACTATATTTGATTATGTTCCTGATAAAATACAACTTATGCAGTTTATGATGGATCGAATGGGATTGAATGAGAATCCTCTTAAGGCGTTAGAGAGTCAACCTAAAGGTGATGAAGCATTACTTGATCCAAGACGTACAATGGCTCCAGATCCAGCAATGTTAGATCCAAGACGTACAATGGCTCCAGATCCAGCAATGTTAGATCCAAGACGTACAATGGCTCCTGAACAAGCTGGTGGTGCATATGACCTAGAAAGCATAAAAGACATCGCTAGAGAAAAATATATGGGTCCTACTTACCCATATTTCCAAGACATCGCTAGAGAAAAATATATGGGTCCTACTGGTGTATACAATATAACACAAGGCTCTCCTTTCTTAGCACATCCAAATCATCCAATGGCTCCTAAACAAATAAAATAATGGGAAAAGGACCACAACCTAGTAACCAACCTCAATATGGTAATGGCATGGGTCAAAACATAGCCGGCTATGGCGGCTATGGTGGAAACATGGGCGGCTATGGTGGAAACATGGGCGGCTATGGTGGAAACATGGGCGGATTTGGAAATATGGGTAATATGTTTGGTGGTGGACAGTTTGGCGGTGGATTTGGAAATACAGGTATTCCCGGATATGGTACTCCTCCATCTGGCAAAGGTGGAAACATTGGATCATCATTAACACAAAGGATGCCTCAAGGAAGAGAGTTGCCTAGTTTAATGCAACAATACGCTGGATTAAATCAAGGTGTTAGAGAATTTGAACCATTAGGAATTAGAGGATATACGCCTCCATCATATCAACAATCTAGTTTTGATCCTTTTTCTAGAGAATCTTATTTTAAGCAACCAACACCAACACCTTATCAGCCTCCTGTTAATCCTTATGTGCCACCACCAGTTGATCCTTATCAGCCTCCTATGCCTCCTTCTTTTAATCCATATAATGAATTTGGTGGTTATAATCCTCCTTCTTATGGTGGATACAGAGAACCAGATGCAAGAATGTTTCAAAATGGAAATATGGGAGGATATTCTGGTATTGGAAAATATGGGATACCCGGAATTGATGGTGATTATGATCGCGGAGGTTATGGCAGTAGAAGAGGTAGAGGAGCAGGAGGATCTGATCGCAGATTTCGTAATAGACAAATAGGACGAGGAAGACCACCTATGCAATACATTAATGAAGGTCCTCCACCAAGACCACC